GTGTGGGGTTCCGTTGCAGCGGGCTGGGTCGTGTTTGGTTTGTCCGTTGTGTGGGGAGTCTAGTGGTTGTTCGTAGGGTAGTTTGCCCCTTGGTGCCCTCCCGAGCATTGAGGTTGCTCTGACCTTGTAGTCACTTTGTCCTGTGTGCTACTGCCCCTGCCCCTCTTGGGTTTTGTGCAGGGGGCGGTGGCCCCTCTGACGGGCGAGCCTGACGCTGGTTGGGCGCGAAGCATCTTTTGGCTATGTGGGTGCCTGATGCTGTTGGGCATGGTATCATTTGTTGGCCCTCATCGTGGGGGTGTGGTTATACTTTTTAGAGATAGGGATGTATCTGTGTCAGAGATAGTTGATGTGTCGGAGAATAGTGTTGGTGGTGCGCCTCCTGAGGAGGAGCAGGTTGGGTTGGAGGAGGTTTTTAGGTTTTTGTCGGAGCGGGGTCAGTTGGAGTGGCAGTTGGCGTATCAGCAGGCTGTGATTGCGCGGCTTCGTGCCTGAGAATGTTTCTAAGCGGCGTGGGATAGAGCGTCGTGAGGCGTTTTTGGCTGCGTTGGCTGAGGTGGGGGGTGTCGGGGCGGCTTGTCGGACTATTGGGGTGTCTAGGTCTGCGTATGAGAAGTGGCGGTCGCGGATTCCGGATTTCAAGGAGCGTGTTGATGCTGCCCGGTTGAAGGCTGGTGATGGTGCGGGGGAGAAGGAGTGGGGGGATTCGTTTGAGGAGTTTCGGTTTCGTTATTTTCAGCATTTGTCGCCTTGGTTTCATTTGAAGGCGATTGATGCGTATGAGAATACGCCGCCGGGTAATGTGACTCTTATTTTGTGGCCTCCGGAGCATGGTAAGACGACTTTGGCTGAGGACTATTTTTGTTACAAGTTGGCGGTGGATCCTGAGTTTCGGATTACGGTCGGGTCGGAGGGTCAGGACATGTCGCGGAAGATTTTGCATCGGGTGCGTTCGCGTATGGAGTCTCATGGGCCGTATCCGGCGTATGTGGCGAGGTTTGGTCCGTTTACTCCGCAGAATGATTCGGGGCGTAGGACGTTGCAGCCGTGGGGTGCCGATTATTTCAATATTTTTAAGAAGGCGCGGCATGATGAGCGTGATTATTCGATGGTGGGTTTGGGGTGGCGGTCGAAGATTGCGGGTACCCGTACTGATCATTTGCATATTGATGATATTCAGTCGCGGGTGTCGTTGAATTTGTCGGAGAACATGTTTGAGGTGTTTCGGCAGGATTGGTTGACTCGTCCGGGTGAGAATGGTGTGACGACTATTAATGGGACGCGGGTCGGGGAGGACGATTTTTATGAGCGGGTCATGGCGGAGATTGATCCAGATATTTTGCAGGTGATTCGGTTTCCGGCGATTATTACAACGGAGATGGGGGAACCGGAGCCGTTGTGGCCTGAGATGTTTACGTTGGAGAAGTTGGATCGTATTCGTCGCAAGGTTGGGGAGGATGCGTGGGCGCGGAACTATATGCAGCAGCCGACTTCTTCTACGTCTGCGACGTTTACGGATGCTTCGTTGAGGAAGTGTTTGAATCCGTTGCGGTCGGTGAATCATCATCCTCCGGAGAATTGTACGGTCTATATTGGTTTGGATCCGGCGTTGGGTTCGAATAATTGTGTGATTGCTGCTACTCCGCATGAAGGCAAGTTGAAGGTTTTGTTTGTGCGTGAGGATGTGGGTTTGACTCGCAATGAACAAATTTTGGGGATTGTTGAGGATACGGTTTTGCGTTGTATGCAGAATGGTTCTACGGTGTCGGATGTTGTGATTGAGGCGATGGTGTTTCAGCGGGGTTTATCTAGGGATGAGCGTCTGATTGAGATGACTGACCGATATGGTTTTAGGGTTAGGGAACATTTGACAGGTATGAACAAGTATGATGAGTCGATTGGTGTACCATCTATGGCGTTGTCGTTTATGCGTGAAGAGATTGAGTTGCCGTATGCTGGCGATAATGCGACCCGTCATCAGACGGACGAGTTGATGCGCCAGTTGAAAGCATGGCGTCCCGGTAAGCGGGGTACGAGATTGAGGCAGGATCAGGTTATGGCTTTGTGGTTTATTTGGATTTTGTGGCGTCAAAGAAAACAATCTTTTGACGTAGATACTTCACAATTCAACTTTAATGCGCTACCTTGGGCTAAGTCTAGGTCTACTGTTGGAGTGTATTAGTGTATACGTTTGAAGAGATCGTCGGCATTGTCCGAAAGCGGCAGGATTCGCAGTCGGCGTTGCTTACGAAGATGCGGGAGGTACGGGACAGGTATAACGGTGATTATGTTATTCCGTTGCCTTCTATGGATGAGGAACCGGTGTTGCCTCCGTTGACGCCTATGTTGATTACGGAAAATATTGATGCGGTCGCGCAGCGTGCCGCGTCGGTTATGCCGTTTATTGGGTGTCCTGCGATCAATCCGTCGAAGGAGCGCGGCAAGGAGTCGCGTGAGTGGGCGAATATTCGTCGTAAGGCTTTGGCTGCTACTTGGTACAGTTCGAAATATAAGGTGAAGTCTCGTCGCGCTTATCGGCATCTTGCTGGCTATGCGACTTCGTTGCTGATCGTGTCACCGGACTTTGACAACAATATGCCACGCATCGATGTACGCGACCCGTTGAATGCGTTTCCAGAACCGCGCGCCTACGAAGACGTTGACCCGCCCCGTAATTGTGGATTCATTTACGGCAAGTCGGGTGACTGGCTGAGGGCGCATTATCCGGCGTCGCGGACAGAAAACGGTGGTCCTGTTGCCCGCGATTCGATTGCACGGCAGGATCTGTGGGATGTCGTGGAGTGGGTCGATGAGGAACACATCGTTGTCGGCATCATGGGTATGCGCCACGGCGGCTACTTTCAGGATTCACGCACCCACGCTGCGACGATAGAGTTGTCGCGTGTCCCGAACCGGGCGAACATGTCGTGCATTGTGACGCCGGGTCGTATCACGTTGGAGAAGGTCGCGTCGTCTGTGTCGAACGTGGTCGGCATGGTTGACTTGATGGCGAAGTTGATGGCCCTTGACTTGCTGGCGCAGGAGAAGGCAATCTTCCCTGATCGGTACATCATTGGCCGTTCTGGTCAGGTGCCGATGATTGTCGGTGGCGAATGGAAAGACGGACGCGAAGGGCAGGTCAACATTTTGTTGGATGCCGAGTCGATTGGTGAGTTGCGTTCCACACCGGATGGTTCAACGAGTCAGGCTATCGACAGGTTGGAACGAAACGCCCGCATCTCTACGGGCACTGTTCCGCAGATCGGTGGCGAAACGTATGGTGCGCTACGCACCGGACGCGGCATTGATGCGTTGATGGGTGCAGCGTTGGATCCTCGTATTCAGGAGTTGCAGGAAATCATGGAGGCACAGTTGCCTCATATCAATCAGGCAATTTTTGCGACTTACAAGGGTTACTGGGGGGCAAAGAACTATTCGATGTTCACAGGGTATGCTGGGGACTTCGGGCAGGTTGAGTTCACTCCCGATAAGCATTTCGAAACGTTCGACAATGTGGTGTCGCATTCGATACCGGGTGCCGACATTCAGGGAACGACGATCCAGTTGGGTCAGTTGTTGGGCATGAAGGGCATTTCGTTGCATACGTTCCGGACGAGGCATCCGTTTATCGATGATCCTGAGTTGGAGGGACGCAGGATTGATGAGGAAGCGTTGGAAGAGGCGGTGATGGCAGGGATTCAGCAGCAGGCGCTGTCTGGTCAGTTGCCTATCGTATATGTGGCAAAGATTGAGAAGTTCAGAAAGAAGGGTTTAGATATTTTTGAAGCAATTCAAGCGGCTGATGAAGAGATTCGTGAAGAGCAGGCAGAGACTGCGCCGCCGCCGGGAGAGGGGCAGGCTATCGCCCCGGAGCAGGCGTTGGGTTTGGCTGCCGGTCCACAGGGGGCTGTAGCGGCCGGTGCGCCACCCGGTGGCGAATTCTCGCCGGGGGCTGCACAGCAACTTGTCGGCGCGTTGAGGGCAGGCTAGTATGCCGAGGGTACGAAAGAATCTTGCACCACAGGCACCGGGCATGGAAGCCGGTGCCGGATATGGTGAACAGGGACAAAATCTGGCAGCGCAGAATCCAGCCCAAGGCGGGATCCCCCTGCCGGATCGGTCTGCTCCACCGGGGGCTCCTCCCCCACCACCCCTCCCGGTGGAGCAGGCCACTTCCTTCACTCCCGGTATTACTCCGTTGACTGCCCCCGGTTCAGGCAATCAACAGGTTGCCGGTACCGGGATGTTGCCTGCGACGAACATGGAGCGGGCTGCCGGATTGTTGGCTCGTTGGGCTGAGGCGACTGGCGATCCTCGAATCTTTGAAGCAGCAGCATTGCTGACCAATGGTTGATGTTCGGTCCCCGGTTTGGAACGGCGGGACACGCGGTTCTGGATTCAATGATGAATTCTACGGTCGTCGCCTTCAACTGTTGTATGATTCCGGGGCACGTTATCTAGCACCTGATACGAATTCGCTTGTTGATCTTGCAGCAGGCAATCTGTCCGATATGGATATGGTCGATGTGTTTCATCGGGCACAGGGCCAAGTTGGTGTTCTCAAGATGCGTGACACTTTTGAGGGAATGCCTCAATTGTGGCAGGAAGGCGAATTTGCTCGTCTGACTCGCACAACTCAAAATCTTATGCGTGCGTCTGGTTACCGTCTACCGGTAGACGAGGAGCGTGACACGAACCTTGTTGATCGAATTTTGGAGTGGGAATTTCCGATCATCGAAGGCTTGTTTGAAGATGCCGGTACGCCGTTGCGTGCCGCATTGTTTCCATTCCGGGCAATGGGTAAGGCTATCGCTGTTCCGACACAGAAAGCATGGAGTGATCTGAACTGGATGTGGGACCGCGTTAGACAGGCGGGGAATACTGCATTGGGGGTGCATGAACGAACCGATTGGATGCAGGTACCGGGGGCAGGTTTCGGTGCCCAAGTACCAACATCATGGGAATTTTTGAATCCGGGAACATGGATCGAATCATGGAACGCTGTTGCAGACGAAAAGGATGCCTACACGGATGCTGCGTTGGCGCAAGCCGAAGACCTGATCGGATCCACACGCGTCGGATTGATGAGAATATATCTACGCGACGGGGTAGAAGGGGTGGCCGAAAAGTTTGAAGAGATAGGCATGGCGAGCGGCAAACCACGCGATCAGATTGCCCGCGCATTTACTGAATGGTATGGCTCGTTGGGAAGACCCGGCGAGACGGAAGCAATGGAAGTTCTCGGTGGCAACAGGCGAGATCTGTCCTCTTCCTATGTTGCACTCTACAACCGAAGCAACTATGGCCTACCAGATGTTCGTCCCGGTACCAAACCAGCGATTCTTGTCGGTGGGGTACCTGCGTTGGCTACAGAAATCTTGTTGGATCCGTTGACATGGGCTGGCACAATCTGGACGAAGGTTATCAAGGCTGCACGCATGGGGCTGGTTGCGGGATCGACACGCAACCAGATTTATATGTGGAAACGGTTCACTGATTTCTTTCGTGAAGCAGAAATATTGGGATTATCAGGGAAGAAAGGGCTCACGGAGTATGTAGCCCGTGATCCTGAACTGGCTGCGTTCGTTGCAGAAAGCGGTGGGAACTTTGTAGCAAGAACGTTTCTGAATATTCGCGCACAGTCAACAGCGATGAATCGTTTCATCGAACGTATCAATGAAACGTTTCGTTTCATGGACGAATACGATGATACGAAGCGAATTGTTTGGGACGAATGGATCGATGCTGGTAAGACAGAATTCCCGATTGAGGAACTGGAAGCAGAAATCCTTGTCCGAATGGGTGAGGTGGCGCATCCGGTGGAGCAGTTGCTGCGTGACATTCCGGCGATACAGGGCGCATGGGATCATATGTTGGGTTGGCATCGTGCGAGACGCGCACAGGTTGCTGTTGTCGGCGTCGCAGGTGAAGCAGCAGAAGGACAAATGCGTCTCCTTGGTGGTGCTGGACATCGTATCCGAAACGTTCAGATCGGAGACGAAGTGGTGGAAGTCTTGGACGAACCGCTTGAAGCAGCCAAATGGGCTATGCGTTCCCCTCTCCCCACATTGTCCACACCTGACGGGTATTGGCAGTTCTTGAGCGAATCCGCTGAAGGAATGAGCGCGCTTGCCGGGACAATGGGGGGTGTCGATCCGGCGATGATGTTGCTGCCTCGTATCTCCCAGTTTGGCAGAGCGTGGGTGTGGGGCAAGAAGATGGTCAACAAGCCAATCGATTTTCTTAATCCATCTACTGAGGTCACGGCAGAAGTCGGACGCCTTGTCTCAGATTATCTTGCAGATGAATTCGCGCTGGTTACGACACGCGTGGCTGAACTGGCTGTGGGTTTGTCAAAACGTATTGATGAAGACATGGTGGCACGCCTTGTTGCTAGCCCGACGCAGGCTACAGCGAAGGCTCTCGGGTTGACGTTGGACGACATGGAGGAAATTCTGCGTATTCACAAAAATATGAGCGGCGTTGTTCGTCAGGAACTTTTCGATCAGGGCATGTTGGATGATTTGTTGAACTGGTATGGCGAGCATGGCTATCAACGGTTTAAACGCGATCCCGAAAAGGCAGCAGAACTGATACGACGCGGCCAGTTTGCAGGAGAAGAAGTACGGTTACCGGGGGCACCATTCTCATCGGCCCGTCGGGCAGCCACAAACTATTACAAGTCGCGTATCCATCCTCCGGGTGGTGTCAACGATGAACTGTCTTGGCTAGAACACATCAAGGCGATACCCGGTGCGACAGCGATTGGCCTGTCTTACTACCCGGCCCGATTTGCAAGGAAACTTACGACATATGTGCCGAAGAAGGGCTATATGGACGTATTGGATGCCGACAATGCTGTTTCAGAATTTACGAAACTGGTCGAAATGGGGATGATGGCGCACATGCCCCGAACCGAAATTGATCGCATGATTCGCCTATTCGCCACCGGCAATGAGTCACAGCGATGGCTTGTACAGACTGAGTTCTTCATGGACTTCCTTGGTCGCTCTGGCGCATTGGTCAACGGGGGAAAGCATCTCGAAAAATTTGTGGACCGGTTCCTACGCCACGCAGATGCCAGATATTCGTTTCTTTCAGACGACGTTGTTGGCTTCCGTCGCCTCAACATGCGCCGTGCCGTTATCCCCGGTGTTGAACATGCCGCCGAATTTTCTCGTCTCAATGTCATTCCCAATTATCGGCAACTCGGGGGACTAGCCCGCCACCTTTCTTTCTATCGAAAGATCGGATGGGGGCTACACGCGCCACAAATTGACAACATGTTTGCACGAACATGGCGTCCTGCCGTGCTGCTTCGATTGGGATATGTGGCACGTAACGGTGGTGAAGAATTGTTCTCATGGATGCTGCGGGAAGGGCCGTCAGGTTACGCCAATCATCGTTTGGGACGCACCGCATTGGACATGGAAATCATGTGGGACGGGTATGGTCGAAAGGTATTGAAAGAGGTCAAACCTGAAGAAAGCCAGTCGATTCTGGCCCGTGGCCCGTTGCGTGTTTGGCGGTCCATCAACGAACTTTCCGGCGTTGGAGACTTTTCGCTTACGTTGAAAGGCATCGAAAAGGCGATGTTTGATCCTGACAACATTAATCGATGGAAGTTTATGACCTCAGAGCAACGCATGGAAGCATTTGTGCAGGCTCGCAAGGCAGTGGTTCGTGAAACTGAACAGGGTTTCATTGCCCGTCAACTGCGGCATCGTTTCATGGAGGCTGAAGCAGTCGGCCAGAAACTATCCTATTTGTTTCACAAGGCAGGTCAACGTATTCCCGGCAAATGGGACACGGCCACAGGCAAACTTACGCAGGCAGATATTGCCCGTATGCTTGGCAAAAGATTTGATTCCAACCATGATGAGCGGGTACGACTTATCCGGTTGTCGATGACAAACCCGACAATCATGGATAGTTACATGCGTAACGTCTTGTCAACTTACGACACGTATACCAACTTTGAGGGTCTGCATCTTGATTCGATGCTTCGCAAAGCCGGATTCGGTACTCCTACTCAACAGATGTTGAAGTTGCCACTCAACTACGAAAAGATGAAGTTGCAGCAAGTCGTTAACCGTGGAGCAGGAGATGTTGATGCTTGGGACAAGGGTGTCGCTGCAACGCAGCGCCTAACCTATCTGTCGGGTGATCCCGGCAGCAGGGGCGCATTGTTCGAAATGGCTCATTTTGTTTCCCCAGCGCAGGATGCCGTGGGGGGAGACTTGCATAGAACGATGGGTCGGTTGATAGATGCTGATCCGGAGTTGCGAACAGTGCGTGTTGCGGGTCGGGAAGAAACCGCAGAACGGCTTGTGGATGCTGAACCGGGTGTCGTTATCGAAACGTTGGAGGCTCCGTTGGGGCCGGGGAGTAATCGTGAGCGTGTTATTTATGATGCGGGGGTTCGGGATGCGCGTGACCGTGGCGACGATGTGATTGAAACGGTTGTTACGACTCCGGTTGAGGAGTATGCCCAAGTCCAAGATGTGACAATGAAATATGAGGGTGCGCTTAGGGCTGTCGGAAGAGGTAAGAAGACGGCAGATACGCGTCTCGCTAACCATTGGCGAGGGGGTCGTCCTTATGTCGGTCAGATTATTCGCTTTGTGGACAGTGAGGGTCGCGCTGTTTATGTTCGTGTCAAACGGGTTGAAACTTTGGAACGGACGCAGCGTGGACAGGCGTGGGTACGGGAGCGCACTATTCCCGGTCAGGATCTTCCGCAGCGCGAGGTTCACTATATTACGAATGCGGCAGAGGCACGGGGAGAAATTGCAGGCATTTACCATATAGAAGAAACAGCAGATGAGACAGGCGAGATCGTTAGTCGTCGGGTTCAGGATCATCCGGGTGATGTCGGATACGAATTCAGAAACTGGAATGTTCCCATTGAAGACGATCTACGTGTTGCCATGCGCCGTTACGAATCTGAAGGGTTTGAAACAACGGCTGAATATCAGAGCCACATTCGGGGCTTGACGCAACGTTCTGGAACAGACAGCATTATCCGTACCGAATTCGAAAAGATCGACTCGGTTGAACATACTACTGCAACGATTGTCGCTGGCGGTACTTCACAAAGCCAGCGCGTTATCCCCGGCAGCCCAGCAGTTTCCCCAATGGGGCCGTCGCAATTCATTTGGGAAGAACTTCATTACAACCATCCAAACTTTATTGAGAAACTTTCCGAAGCATTTGACCAAGGTCATCTTCCCATGACACTATTTGATGATGCAAACGTTCAAGTATCTGGCACATGGGACGAAGTAGTCGAAAATCTGTTACTGCTTCTTCCAGAAGAGACACGCTACATCTGGCGCGACCTGTTCCTTCCCGGCGTCGCAGATACAGCAACCGGCCAAATTCTTTCAATAGGCAAACTAAACGACCGCATCCTTGCGTTCCTTCTCCACAATTCGAATCCTGCACGATTCACAAACGACTGGTCAGAGATCCTGACCCGGATGCACGCCGCATACAAGGCCGGATTGGGTACCGTGGAAGGACAACAGATGGCACGCTCTGCCGCACGCGCCAACATCGCCTATACCTCGCATGGTGATCGGATAAGCGACCCGCTACCTCCCGGCTATTCACGCATCTTTATGCCGATGCTTCCGATTGAACATCGCGCACAACTTATTCAGATCCTTTCCGGTACAGATCCAACCAATGTCGGACGGGTTACATGGGTTGAAGAATTGGATCGGAGACTCAAGGATGCCTTCCATGCTGTCGGTCGTGACCATAATCCGACAATCGTTTCACATCTTCTTCATCCACAGTACGGACCTGATCCGAGTGCGACAGCACTCAACTACTTCCGCGTATCGCAAGAATGGGCAGATTCTGGTGCGACTCACTTCCCACTTATTGTTGCATCAGCCGACCCTGAGGTTGCAAAGATTGTAGGGGAGGTTCTGGATGAAATGCTTGGCCCGTTGCCACAACGGTCCCGTGTTGGGGCATTGCAGGTCAATTCGGAAACGTTGAATAATACTCCCGGTCAAATCTTAGAAGAACGTACTCTCTTCATGCCCGACTTGACTATCGAACAGACACAGGGTGGCATTGTTTCATCTATCACCCATGCTGAACTTGGTGGCAGCATCGATCCGATCTTGGCGGATCCGTTTTACGGGTGGACAGATAGCGGTTCTGTCGCGTCATCGGCGTTCCCCGGCGGAAACGGTGTCAGCAAAGAATACGCATTCGGCATGTCTTCCCATCTGCTCAATCCCGGCTTGGAAGGTGTGGAAAGAATCCACTATATTGACGATGTTCCACAGGTTTCGAAACAGATGGTCTATCGGCATAAGCGTGATGGGCGAGAAGTCCAAATATCTGCGGCTGATGAGCGTCCAACAGAATGGTATGATACTGATGATTGGGAACTTGTCTCAGAACAGTGGGTGACAGGCCATTCGTTGCAGGACTGGATCGCAGATTCGGCATCACGAAACATACCTGAGATGGAACACTTCATGTCCGGGGTTGTGCAAGGGGTCCGCGAAGTTCAACATCCGTGGATCAGGGAAGTTTTGCAAACCAATAAGGTTCGTGAGGTCAGTGCGGAACGTGTCCTTCATTATGCTGAATGGGATCGGGCACCTAAGAATCTGTTGGCGATGATTCCTGCTACCAATGAGGCTGGTGGCAAAATGGAAGTCCCTGCCAAATTTTGGAAGACGTTGTTGCAGAACTGGTTTGAAGGTGTGGTCAATCCGATGATCGGTTCGATGGTGCGTGAACCCATGTTTCAGCATTATCTGTTGATCGGGACACAACAGACTGCGATGGTGCGTCGCATCTATGATCTGCCAGTTCGGAAGACGACGCAGTTGAAGTCATGGTTTGGTGGTGCGGGTGCCCTTGATAATGAGGGTCAGTTTATGATTCCGGTATTGGAGGACTTCATAACGGGTGCTTGGTTAAATGTCACATCAGAGTCGCCTGTGATGCTGCGTCGTCTTGGGCATATTCTGGATAACGAGAACCAGTTTGCGTTCAGAAACTGGCTGGAAGAAGTCTTGGAGACAGCAGCAAAGCATGAGGTAGATGCGTATACCAAGTTGCTGCGTTTAACTGAAAATGATGAGGTGATGACAAACTTCTTCCAATGGGCAAAGAATCGCAAACTCGTAACTGAAGTACATCGTGATGTTTCATTGAAGCGGGCTTTCACGTTGACGGGTGCTTACATCGATGACCATCGAATCCGTTCACAGTTTCAGGAAATGGTCGGAACTCTGCTGCCGTTCTGGTTCGCGGAAGATAACTTCCTTCGCCGCATGGGTAGGGGTTTGCGGCACAATCCGAAGATGGTCCGCAACCTGCATCTGGTAATGATGGCCGGGGTTTATGGTGGTTTGATCCAAGAAGATTCTCAAGGCGATAAGTGGTTGATCTATCCCGGTTCCGACATCGCAACTAACTTCATGTTGGAAATCGCTGACCATTTTCCGATTGTCAACAAGGTCGTCGGTGGCGGTTTGGGGGTTGTAGCGAACGAACCGTTGGCTTCAAGCCTCAACATCCTTCCCGGCTTCGATGCTGAACGCCTTGGACAACCCGGCTTCGGTCCCCTGTTGGCTATCCCGATCAATTGGATGGCGTCACGCGATCCGGCTATTCGCTCTATGTACGAGCCGAATCTGATCGGTGCCCGGTATGGTTCGGAGAAGGCGTCGGATGTGGTATTGGGGCCGATTATTCCAGCGGTGTTGGCACGTACAGCACAGGTGATTGGAATCAATTGGCCCGATACGCGTGCCCGCGACAAGGCAGCGATGGATGTGTTGCGACTGTTGGCGATTCAGGACAAGTTGCCGTCGCAGGAAGAGATCGTCGCATTGGAACAGCCGGAATTGTTCGAAGAACATTTCTTGTCGAAGATCGACATGATGGCGCATCAGTATCAGATGCTGCAATCGTTGACTTGGTTCGGCGGGTTTTCGACAGGATCATTTTCGGAACTTCTTGTCCATGATGGTTGGGAATGGAGTAACGAGTTCCACGAATTGTTAGAGGCTGGTGTCCCGTATGAGGAGGCGTATCCGATGTGGATTGATCGTATCGAAAAGGATACGGGTAAGGAATTCAACCCGATGGAGTATTCGCCGTTCCATTCGTCTGCTACAACGAAGCGAACCTTCGGGGTGTTAGAGGCGACAGCGGAGGCTAACGAATGGTTGGTGAATAATCGTGCGTTTGTTGAGGATTATGGTTTGTCGGCAAGTTTCTTTATGCCAAGAAAGGTTGATTCTTCTGATGATAGGTATTCGTCGGAGGCGAAGCAGCGTGCTGTAAATTATGGATTGCGGGATTATAAGACCCCGGCTACGTTCTTGTCGGAATTGTATTATCAGGCTTCGTATCCGGAGTATCATCTACGCCGTATTTCTCATTTGGCTAGAAAGTATGCGTTGACGGCAGCCGGACTGCCAAGCACCAATGAGGATCGCAAGTGGACGGTTTGGTTTGATATGTGGTCGAATCGTAACCCGGTATTTTCTTCACGTATTTCTGGTAGCGATGCACAGGATCGTAGAGATGCTACGCTTGAGGAGTTTCGTCGTCTTCTGGCGGTTCCGTCGCTTATTCCTGATGGGTTGCATACGGAAGATTTGAAGGAGGCGATGCGTACAATCGTTGAGTTGGATAGTTTGTATGCAAGGTTGAAGAATGATCGTACTGCGTCGGCTCAGAGGCAGCGTGATTCGTTGAAGTATCTGTCGTACAAGTTTATGGAACGGTTTATTCAGGGGCGTCCGTGGTTGAACGAAATGTATTATAGTGTATTCTTGCCACAGTTAGGCGATACGTGGTTGGCAAAGTTGCAAGCAGGAGTTATTGATGTACCTAGATTGGCGGCGTGATGGCAGAAGATATTGATCCTGAATTACCTCAAGATTCTTTTCCTGACATCCTTGGCGAAGGTACGACGCCACCGTTCGACCCGGCTGGCGACGACGACTTTAACTTTGCGGAGTTTGCAACGATGCTTGGTGGGTTTACAGGTATAGTGCGAGAAGGCAATGCGCCGCCTGAGCAGGTGCGACGCAATCAGGCGATTAAGCATATCCATTGGGAGGAAGGTGGCCTGACGCGGGCGGGAAACAAGTTTACTAATTGGGTACTTGGTTTGAATTTGTGGGCGGAGGATATTCAGAAGGTTGGTACGGGCGCAGGGCTTGGGGGTCTTATCGAATATTACGGCGTAGCACCACAGGGTGGTGATCCAACGATACCGGGCGGAACGCAGATCCTTGACTTTACTAACGACGCGGATCAGGTCGCATTCGGTGGATGGTTGCAAAATTATGGATGGAAGTGGATTCCAGAATTTCGAGACATTATAAAACAGGCTGTTACCCGTGTAATCGAAGCAGAAGATCCTGAGAAGCGACCTATCGAAGACGATATTACGAGAGCCATTGTAGAGGGTGGAGTGACTGGACTGGATCCGGAGGAGGTAGTACCTGAAGCAGAAGAAGATCTAGGATACACCCCGGAATTGATTCAAGGGTTGATGGCAGAATTTGGTGATCTTATCTCTGACGATGATGTTTTCACTGATAAGGGAACACTTCTTCAGCAGGCATTCGAAGAAGCCGCCGGTTGGTACACGGCACGACTCGCCAGCGAATCCAGATGGATTCTGGTTACTAAAGCACCGAACGATGCTATTCTGGGTAAAACCAATGTCGCGTTTGTTCTCAGTTTCGACGGTACCCCATACGGGGATGTGAACACGGTTATGGATCTGTTCTCTGGCGGACAGTTGGGGCCACCCCGTGCCGACGCATTTCTTCACGATCTGTGGCGTAACGATCCAAACAAATTTCGACAATTGCAGCAGGAATTGTACGCTTTGGGGTACATGGATGATCCGATAGCAAATTTGGGAGTTGAGCCATTGTGGGGTGATATGTCGACTACGGGGCCGGATGTGACTCTTCAGGCATTCCATGATCTACAGGTCGATATGCTTGCTGAATCAGTTAAGGCAGAACGAAATTTGGAGTCGCTTAGGCCGTTGGATATTCGTGCCAGCCTTGTCGCAAAGCGCGCTCGGGCGGCAGGAGAACATGCTACAACGGAGCAGCAACTCCGCACTGAGGTTGCTAATGAAATCGGTGGCAGGGCGTTACAGGCCGTGGAGGATCTTGGTCAGCAGATCACTCCGAAGGGTCAGCGTGAAATCATTTCGCGTGTCAACGAGTTGGTGGGTGAAATGTCAGGTGGTCAGCAGGAGCGGTTGTTTGGCGAGGGTGGAACGGAGCGGGAAGTTGCGTTGGCTGAAGCAGTTTTGGCAGAATTCTATGGGATGCCTGATTGGGCTGAAGAAGTCAGATTTGGTCACCATGATTCGGCTGCGTCGTATTTGAATTATGCACGCAACGTGGGTGCTGTATCTGAAAAGGAATATCAGATGTTGGAGTCGGGAACATTGACGCCGAATAATTATGGTCGTGATAAGAATGATGCTGGTATTCGTAAAGATATTGCGACGGCAAACTTTTTGAAGTTCCTCAACCATGAGGGTACCCGTAATGTGGCGGGCGATCAGGTATTGGATTTGGCTGAGTCGGTATCGAATGAACAGATTGAGCGTGCGTTGGTGATGTATGCGAACACGGTTGGTTTGGCTAATTTGGATGTGGCGAATGCTCCGGATTACATGTCGTTGGTTCGTCGGGCACGCAATACGTTGCCTGCGTTGCATGAGCCGAATCAGGAGTTGATTGAGATGGGTGCTGGTGTGGTGGAGAAGATGGGGATTGAGCGTTCTACGCCGGTTGTTGCGTTGGATGCGATTGCTCGCAGCATGTCTGGTGTGGGTAGGGTACAGCAATCACGGATTCCAAATGTCTGACGATGAGGTAACGCAACAAATATTGCAAACAATGGCTGCTGATGAGGCGGCTTTGAAAAACTCCGAAGAGGGGCAGAGGCGTGAACGTGAGAGACTGTCGTCTGCTCTGAGTGATTCTGAAAGAGATCGTGAAGAACAGGTTCCGGATACGGCAGGAGCGGCTAAAGTTGAGGAGTGGTTTAGGGGCACTTTAGATTTTGTTCCCGGTGCGGGTCATCCTTTAATGGCTAATACAACCCGTACTACTGCTGATCGTGCGCTAGTTGGTAGTTCACGAACAGAGTTCAGACCTCCCCGTGGAGAAATTGCTTGGAACGACAAACATAAGGATGCGATGTGGGATCTTCGCCTCTGGGCGTTCCAAGCAGCACGCAACATGTTTCCCGATTCTCTTTATCAGGAAGGAGGAGCGGGAGATTACTATCGGGGAGATGCGGATCGGATACTTCAGGCATCAGTCGGGTTTGGATTAGAGGCGTTGGATGAGTTTCTGGCTGGTACGTTGGGGATGTCTGAGAATGATTTGTTGTTGAGCGAGTGGGCTGGCGAACCGGAACAGAATTGGTATCGGAGGTGGACAAATCCGGTTCTTGAAGCCATCGGTGAGGTGGTTGTTGCACCGATACGAGGGGCAGAGAATCTTTTGAATCTGCTTCCCGGCGAAGACGGGGGTTTTGCTATGGGTGGCGAACGTCTGACTGGTACAGGTGAAGGCAAGTTGCAGGGAACTGACTTCAGGGGCCAGTTTGGCTATGAGGCACCGCATCCGGGTGGAACTGGGATCAGTCCGTTTGAGCAACAAATGCCCGGTCACGATACCCGGTCGTGGTGGTGGGGAGAACCGGGTGATAGCGAAATTGGAGATAATCTGGTTCCGCATACTTGGCAGGGTCTTGCAGATATGGTAGCGATTGGGTTGGTATTCCCCTATCTTTTTCCGGGGGCAAATGCGGCTATGGGGGCAGCGTTAAGCAGACTCAATCCTGTTAGGGCGCTTTACAATGCTGGCCGATTGCCGAATTGGCTGATGCTGGCAATGCGGGAGCGCGTGGCGGCTGTACAGGCGTATCAGGCGAAATGGGGGCGTCTTCCCGAACAACGCGATTTCTGGAATCGTTATCAGGCAGGAGAATATTTTCCAGAGGCAGGAGCATTTGGTGTTGAAAGCAGTATCCCTCAGGGTTATGCAGGGATAATAACACCGGACAATCCGACGGGTCGTTTGACCCCCACGCAGGTGGCAAATATGAAGCCGGGTGAAATCTTTACTGCTGATTTTCCGGTTGGTCCGGCGGGCGTTGGGCAGACAGAGCGGGCTTTCGGTCAGAAGCCTTTTGCGGATGCGTTGCCGCAGGGTCCGGTTCCGGCACCGTTCAGACCTATGTCGGAGTCGGGGACTGGTCCCATATTCGGGTCTACGTATAATCCAACTGGGCGCTTTATGGATGTTTTCGAGGGTCGTATCGGTAACATACCGACCAAGCAAATACCTGACGATATTGCGAGAGAAATTATTCATACTCCAAAGTTGGAGTTGAATCTCGAAACTTCGTTGAGAGACTTTTGGCAGAATCGTTGGGCGGAACTGTCATATAAAGAGCGGATAAGTGTAACAGAAGCAGCCATTGCGCGTGCTTACGAGTTGAATCCCAATGCTGTGCAACTGGATGAACGATGGTTTGGGGAGCCGATAGAGATATTTTCCTTTTGGGATGACAAGCCGAATATTGTAGATCATGTTACTCAGTATGGAAGGGATACAGCACGATTTTTTAGAGGTGGGGCAGAAGAGCATAGTCTGAGGGCACATGGATTTAGAAATTCGCTTCCACGTATATGGGCGAATTGGATGACTAGGTGGGGTGGCGCGCTGCTTACCAATGAGGAGTTTCAAGGAATTCTTATAGCGGCAGATCAGCGGAATATTGACAGATGGCATATGCCGCCTGCCAGTAATATATTTTGGGGACAGGAGCCGTCAACGACAGACTTCCTAAATATGACTCCTGAACAAAGATCCAAAAATATGACTCCTGAACAGTTGTCGGATTACGTACAGCGTCACTTTCCGGGCCATGAGGATTTTGTTAGTCAATATGTCGCTCCACCGGAGGGTCCACCCGGTACGCCTGCTAGGGAATCCCAAGGCTTTCCGACTGCCTTAACTCCGGAAGAACAGGCACAGGACTTATGGAGACTAAGCCCGGAGGATTGGACAAGAATATCGGATCGGTTAAGCCCCGCTGAACGGGGTCAAGTAGCAGATGCGTTTCGGGCTATTCATGGCTGGCTTGGCGGTGAGGCCGAGATGCTGTCGTGGTATGAGATACAGCGTGTTGCGGGCTTCTCGCAGGAAGAGGCAGCGACGATAGCGGAGGGTCCACCCGGTACGCCTGCTGGCCCTGAGGCAGAACCACCCCCTCCACGGGAACGCCCCACTATATCAATGCATAGTCCGGAAGAAATTCGAGCGCGGCAGGAGGCTGAAGCAAGAAGACTGGCTGGGGGAGTGAACTATGGAAACAACCTTGCGAAAGAAATGGCTGATCAAGGAATGCCGGTAACACCTGCCGAATTTCAAGAGGCACTGATCGAATATTATTCAGACCAGTTTGACATGATTCATCCAATGGAAGGTTTGGAAGGCCCACCCGGCCTTGGTAGTCCCGAAGTAGTTGTTACCGAAATCGGAGAAGGGCATCCGGTACTTAATAAGGTTGATTGGATGGAAGCACGCATTGACGAGTTTTATGAGATGCATCCAACTTCCACTCAGACTGGTGGAGCGTTATCAGAATTTGGGGACTACCCGGCTGAGTGGGATCATGTGCTGTCTCCAGAAGACAGGGCGGCACGCTTAGAGGGACATCCAGATGCGGAAGCCATTGAACGGCGAATAAGACAACTCAAAGAAGCATACTCTGAAACAGGAGAGCCGTTTGTCGCGTGGCGACCTGAACCTGATCCTTCAGATTATGTTACGGAACGTGAATATTCTCGCGCACATAATAAGTGGGAAGAGGAGATGTGGCCGGATTCCGATCCACCCGATATGCCTACTGGTGGCGAATCCCGTGGTCTTAATCTGACCCGTGATCCTGCATTACCTGACAGTTCCTACGAAACGTTTGGTCAGGAGATGCTTGATGACGTTTTTGCTATTGTCAGACAGCACAAAGACCCAACTATTCCGCGTCAAACTGGGGAAGATGCATTAGAACTTGCACTCAGGAATCAATGGGATGCGTTATCTCCTGAAGATCAACACTCGGCCTATCGTTTTTATCTGGGAGAGATTGGTGAGCAGTGGCGACCGTATGATGTTGATAATCTTTCCGCAGATGAAATATCTGAGTTTATTACCGCGACTGTGCGTTGGCATCAAACAGGTACTCATCTTACTAGAGAAAATCAGGATGCTTTGTATCGCCGTGATTGGTTGGATCTTGCCGAATCGGAGCGTGTGCATATAGAAGAGTGGTGGAGGCGTATGCATCCAGAGCAGGCGTCGGGCCATGAGACTGATCCGTTGGATCAGATTGAAGATATTGCTAATGTAATGCGTTGGTGGAATGAGGGCGGCGGGTCAGGACTTGCTTCACCTACAGAGGGTCCGCCGGGTACTCCGGGTGCGCCTCAGGCGGGAGAACTTCCCGAAGATGTAGAAGGTTTCCTTACCCCTGAACAGTTGGAAGCCATACGGGAAGACATAATGGATCAGATCTTCCTTGATGAAACAGGACTTCATGCAGAATTTCTTCATATGGGGCTTGGTGAACTAAGCGAACGTACATACATCGAAGAACTAATGCGCTTGGCGATGGAGGCACAAGCCGCAGGAAAAGAAGAAATCACTTTTCTCAACAAGGTCTGGCGTGCAGACGAACTAGAAAAAACTCTCTACATACGGGTTCTCAACACCCTCTCCGATGCAGAACATTTAGAATTCCAAACACACATGATCGAATCAGCACAATCGGCTGCCCGTGGTGGCCGCATGGATTACGACATGACCGGACAAGAATTACTGGCTGCCCTCTATTCCCTGTACCCATCTAAGTTCCCTGATTTCCCTGACTTAGAGGGCGGCATAACTATGACAATGGATGATCCGCCAGAAGGGTACGAGAACCTTCCTCCAGAAGAAGTAGAACGGGTGCATCAGGAACTTATCGATTCAGGGATTTTGGATACGACCCCTCAACAGTTGTTCGAAAGGATAGGCGGCTATGAGGTTAGGGGCCGTATCGGTGAGGGAGAAACAATTGCTGGAATGAGTGTCCCTGATGAGCAGGGGCAGCGTTGGCTACGCATAGATCCGGATCGTATTGTTCAGGTGTGGCGTGATGGTTTGGCAAGTTATGAGTCTCCAGCGATGGATGCGTTGTTGGAGATGGGGGTCAATTTGGAGGAGTTTCAGGGGTTGCTTCGGCGCGGGTTTCGTGTCGATTTGTTGACGAACTCTGAGGGGTTCATGGAGATAGTTAATAGTTGGAGGGGTGGTCGTCCTGTGTCTGGGAGGGGGTTGCGGTTGACTGGTGAGTATGCGTTGATGGGGTTTATTTGGGAGCATGAGATGCAGCATTTCATGTTGCGGCATGGTTTGGATGGGAGGGAGCGTGGTTTGCGGGAGGTGCCTGCGAATGAGGCTGCGTTGGAGAGTTTGGGTTTGGAGCCTGTAATACAAAGAGAGGAGTACGACTATTCGATGGAGGCAGAAGCACGGAACGAAGCGTCGTTTGAAGAGTCGGGAGAACTTATTGATCCAAGGGAGTTGGGGGATCCTGAGTTGGAACCTGAGGTAACGGCTTCACCCGAAGGCGGCGACGATCTGTTGGAATACGCATGGCGTGTCCACGGTGAAACAAGCCCGAATATAGTACGGGGAGATTCCCAAGCCCCATATTCAAATGAACTTTCACAATTCTATCTTCCGGGACCGATGCGTGCATTTGGAGAACCGAATCCGGTTAGGATCGAACCTACTGGAGAAGAAACTGCTCTATATCCTACTGGTCAAGCGGAACCACGTTCGGCTGGTATCTACGGTAGCGGATCGATTTCATATGCAATCGATCCGAATCTGCCCGTCATCACCGTACACGGCGGCAACAACCAAAATCCGGTTCTATCCAATTTCTATGAAGCACCGTTTGAATTCGAGGGACACACATTCGCAAGCGCAGAAGGCGCTTATCATGCATTCAAACGTGGACGATATGTACGCGGCTTTGAACATCTAGGTGGCGCGGCGGCTCATGCGCGGGCGCGAAGAATAAATGTTCCGACTGATCAATCGATTACGGATGATTTGATGGATCGTATTTTGGCCGCAAAGTTCCAACAGGTTCCTGAGTTTGCGGAAGAGTTGTTGGCTACGGGGCTGGCACGAATCATACACCCGGTTCGTGATCCGCATTGGGGTACGGATGGGGATGATGCGTTTGCTCAGGCGTTGATGAATTTGCGGGACTTTGAAATGTTCCGTAGGGAGCATGGGTATGATCCTGTTGCGGGTGAGGCGGATTTGGAGGATTGGCTCGAATCATACACCCGGTTCGTGACCAGCATTGATAGGCATGCGGATCCACCGGAGGTATCCGTTCGTACACCAGTAGAGGTCGAACCACTTCGGCCAATAAGGGATGTCTACCGTGACATGATGGCAACACTTACGTTGCGTTTAGACGACGTTTTCGGATTCCCCCCTATGGATCAATTGATAATGATTGGTTATGAGAATGAGGGGGAGTTAGGTCTTAGCGGAGTAGTTCATTCTACGCAGTCGGGGTTCGCGGAGTGGACGGATAATATCGATCTCATTTCTGTCAATCCAAGGGGGGCGTTGGACTGGCTTGAATGGCATCGGATGGGGGATGCGACCCGGCAGATGAGTAACGAAGCACAAATGTTTATAGAGGAAATAGAAAATATGTGGTTGGGGACCCCAGTTCATAGGCAGGGGGGTGATAATGGGTGGCTAGCAAGGAGGATTGAAAACGGTATTAGGTCTTTGGATAAGATCGTTGCATATGTGGCAGAACACCCGGAAGTGGGTATTCCTCAACCCCCGTCGCCTGAAGAACGAGCGCGTCAGGTTGGGGAGATGGGTACTACTCCGGATAGTCCCGGATCTGAACCCGGATTTGATGCACACCGTAATGTTCCCGAAGGCGAAGATTTTCCTTGGGACGATCTGTTTCGTGGGCGTCTGGGAGAGTCGGATGAACCTATCATGGATCCGGTGTCGGCAGCAAATTGGGATTCGGCTGTGGTATTACCTACTGGGGCTGAAACACCTGCTCAGTGGTGGAGTCGTCTTAATGGACTAGAACAACGTTTTGTTATGAATGAACTGGATCCGTTCGGGCAGCCTGCCAGTGAGGGTTTCGCTTCACATGGGGTAGGAACTGGAATGCGGCCAGAACCTACTCCGGGGGGCGGCTATTTCGTCGGTGGCGAGAGACAAACTGAACCATTTTGGGATCCCATTTCGATGCGTGGGGTTTCACGGAGCGGGCGAACTGGGCCTCCGCGTGGAACTCCCAATTCAGAGGGTGTCGATTATAACGACGTTATTATGCAAGAATACCGATGGCTTGTGAGGGCCGATAGCCCCACTGGGGCTGTAGTTCGGGGAACTTTTGAAGCCCCATATCCTGAAGAAATAGAACGTTATATACGTGGTGGGACTGATCCTGATCCGGTTAGGATCGATGATATACCCGATACCCGTTCCAGTTTTGGCGAAAGACGACAGTCTAGTCAAGGACCGGGATCACAGTATCTGTGGAGTGGTAATACTTTCGGATCGTTTGGTCCGAGCGGTGCAGGAAATAGTGTTTCAGACTTGCATGTTGCACAGATTCTTGGCAATCAATCCCTTGCTAGTATTGAAGGTGATGCTTTAGCCCCAATTGGGCAACTTGCTTATCACGAACTTGCGTATCGTGGTTACGATGTGAAAAGTCTTGGGGTTGAAGGTACGTTTAGTGAACGTGACGTATTCGATTTGATTGGTGTCGATATTGACGATATTGCCGATATCCCGCGTCTAGTTGAGGAAAGCAGGACGATAGCACAGGGTATTGCTGATTCAGCAACGCGCGGTATGGCTGAGGCGGAACGCTGGGATATGCTTGAAAGCATGTCGCAGCATATGCAGGATCCCAGCACTGTGGGAGATGCTCAGATACAAGATTTCTATAATAGGATTGGGATTGCCGGATCTGAACCCGGACCTGATGCACACCGCAATTATCCCGTCGGCGATGATCCGGACGTTCCTTATTATTCTGATCCGACTGATGTTTATGGAGGACCGCTTGATCCAAGTATGCCCGGATCAGAGTTGATTGGTCTAGAGCAGGCTCGTGATCTTCAAGTCCATACAATTATTTCTGGTGGACAAGTCGGAGCAGATCAAGCCGGATGGGAAGTCGCCGCCGATCTTGGCTTTGAAACCGGTGGGCATATGCCAAGCCTATTTAGAACACACTTCGGTGATGATCCGGACGTTGGCGCACTTTATGGCGCTACTGAACATATATCTCGTAGATGGGAACCACGTACCCGAGAGAATGTTGCGAATTCTGATGCGACTATTATCTTCACTAGAAATCTTCCAGATGAAGGCGTTTGGTTCGAAGGTCCGGGATTGCTCGAACCTCTACCACGTAGAATTTATTCGATGATTGCTGGGAATTCTCGCGGTTCTCGTCTGACGATAGACATGGCACGGGGCGAGGCAGCGGCGAGGGGCGTCTCACCGATAGAGGGAGGTCGTCCATTTATTGTTGTGAGTGGAGATAGCATCGAAATTCGTCATACGATTCGTGAATTCCTACTTGCATATAATGTTGAGATACTTAATGTGGCTGGCCCAAGAGGCATGAGTAGAACCAGTTCAACTGATGAAGTTGCATTGGAAGAATCACAACAATATCAACAAACTATTCGTGAATTCCTTAACAGGGTGTTCACGGGAGAGTAGGATAGACTCATGCAAGCACTTTGGCGACCATTCTCAGACCGACTCAACGAACTATTCTCTGCTGCCCCCAAGCCCCCAACCCTCACTGCGGGCTTTATGAGCAACACCGAATATCAAGAGTTGTATCATCAGGTAAAACGTATGAATCCTAAGGCAGCGGAACGTCTTGGCCTTCCCGGCGAGTCACCGTTTTTGCGTGGCCGTGCAGCAGTTCTTGAATATCCTGATGCGGAGACTGAGGAGTGGGTTAAGACCAACGCACCTAGATATGGGGTTCTTATTGATTCAGAGTTTTCTTGGTTGGCTCGCCCGACGGGTGATAGGTTTAAGGGCGCAGGAGCGAATCGTCTTGCGTCTGGTTCTGATTTGTTGGAGGCTGCGATGGGTTCGATGTTTTATGAGAATGGAGTGAACGATGGTTCAGCGATCACGCCTAGCGAATAGTACTCCCGTTACGACTTCCGTAGATCTTCCTAACTTTGAAGGCGATCAGTATTCCGATCCGCCTTCTTCCGCAGATCTTCCTAACTTTGAAGGCGATCAGTATCCCGATCCGCCCTCCGCGACCGATCCGCCCTCCGCGAGACGGGGTTCCTTTTCTTATGGTGATTTATTGTGGCTTACAGAAATCCCTGCCCTCGAAGGATTCATTGCAACGTGGGAGAAGAAACTTGCAGATCTTGAGGGAGGCTTCGTAGAACCAGACGCGGGTAGGTACGGCACTTTCGTAGATGACTTCATAAGAGATCTTCATAAACAGGATTGGTGGACAAGCCATACCGACCAGTGGCGTGCTGCTGAGAAACTGAAGCATACGGATCGGGCGACATACGATCAAACGTTGATGGTTAATCGTCAAGACGCAGACATTATTGCGAGACAACTAGGATTTCGTTTGACTGGTGAACAGTTGGATCGTCTTGCTAATGAGATGCTGGTTAAAGATTGGCAGGCTGGTCAACTGGCAGACATCGAACGATCTATTCTCAATACTGTTTACTTTGATGCAGAAGAACCAGCGCCAGTTTATGCAGGTACAGTCAAGACGACACATGATTCGTTGGAAGCGTATGCGTCAGAGTGGCTGGTATCGATGAATGATAAAAGATTGTGGGAATTTGCTTTTGATGTGAAGAAGGAAGGAAAAACGTGGGAGCAGGCAACACAGTTGATTGCAGATACGGCGAAGGTTCAGTATGATTGGTTGGATCCGTCGCTTATTGATCGTTTGTATACGTCGGGGATGACTATTTCGGATCATTTGGAGCCGGTGAAGCAGACTGTGGCAAAGATATGGGAGATGGATCCAGAGGAGTTGTCGTTGTCGGATGATTGGTTTCAGGATTCGTTGGTGGTTGGTGATGATAAGACGACACGGTTTGTGAATTCGCGGGAGGCGAGGATGTTGGCGTATAAGGATCCTCGGTATAAGAAGACGGATGATTTTCGTGGCAAGATGAATAACTTTACTTCTGCTATGTCTGAGTTCTTTGGGGTGCGGTCATGGCGATAGGTTGGGACGAAGGCGATCAGTATCCCGATCCGCCCGAAGAGAAGACATCTCCGCCTTCTTTAGGGTTCGATATTGTTGGTTACGCCCGGTCGATACTTAACGATGATCCTCGCTTTTCAGGGTTGAGTCAGGAGCGCAAGGATGCGATTATCGATGTTGCTGTCCAGCATGGGCGTGTTGACTTTAAGCAGTATCTAAACGAGGTCGATGAGTTTCTTGGGACGTTGAAGCCTCCTGCTGACGAGCCTCCTGCTGACGAGCCTCCCGCTGACGAGCCTCCCGCTGACGAGCCTGACGAGACGATAGTTGAACCAGAAACAGACTTGGACGAATTGGATGAAGTTGAAGAGTTCGTTGAAGGGTTTGAAGCAGATCCCATTATCGATACAGACCCCAATGAGATACCCGGCACAGGCGAGGGAGAAGGGGTAGGCGAACAGTTTGAGATACCCGGCACAGGCGAGGGAGAAGAGGTAGGCGAACAGTTTACCCAAGCAGATATCGATGCAGCCACAGCAGCAGGAGCAGCGTCTGTTACTCAGAACTTTACCCAAGCAGACATCGATGCAGCCACAGCAACAGGAGAGGCAATAGGATACGAGACAGCATACGCAGAGCAGGCTGACGCTGATCCCGCGTTCAGCAAAGAAGAGTTCGCTGCATTGATGAGCGAAATCGGTGTCACCACAGAACAGGCTAATCAAACATGGGATTTGTTTAGTGACCGATTCACTGACCCAACCTATGATCTTCCGCAGGCACTAATAGAAATCTACGATACACAATTATTTGAAGAACGATTCCCCGGAATACACAACTTGAGGGCGGAGGATCCGGAGGGAGTGCGTGGTATCCCTTCGCCTCAATACTATCTTGCGGAAGAGCGGGCGGTAAAGGATTTGCTAGCCGCTAAGGGCTTAGAAGACGGCATTGTTTTCGATGAGTTGATGACGAAACTGATTGTGAATCGGGTATCTTCCGGTGAGGTTGAGCAACGCCTCAATACAGCAGAAGAGATGATGTACTCTGTGCCAATAGAAGTAAAGGATAAATTCATTGAGTGGTATGGACCGAATCGTGCTGATCCGAATCTGATGTTGGCGTTCATCGATCCGGAAGATGAGTGGGGTGGATCGTGGGTTGATACCAAGTCTGATATTGCTGCTGCTAAGTTGGGTGGCTGGTCACAGATTTTGTTGAGTCTTGATACTGGAATTTCTCAAGCGTCTGCTGAGTCTATTGCACAGATGGGGTATTCTCAGGGTCAGGCTTGGGATCGGTTCCATCAGTTGAAAGAGGAAGAAGGTTTGTTTACTGAGAAGATAGGTGAAGAGGATTTGACTTTGTTGGAGCATGGGGTTGAGGCAAAGTTTGGTGCTGACGTATCTGATAAGTCGGCGCGGGAGATTGATATTATGTTGAAGCAGCGTAAGGGTCAGCGGTTGGCTGCGTTTCGTGGCGGCGGAGGTGCTATGGTTACACAGACGGGTACGGGGCTGGGGGTAGCAAGGTAATGCCGAAGTATCAGACAGCAGGTTCGAAAGGAAAGGCTAAGAAGGTGGCGTATCAGAAGGTTTCTCGAAAGAAAAAGAGGAAGTAATGTTTACCAGAGATCTACTAGAACGGGTAGTAGCAACGTTTCTTCAAGCGTTCCTCGCTATCTATATTGTTGGCTCAACCGACACGCTCAAAACCGCAGGCATTGCGGGAGCGACGGCTGTGCTTAGTCTCGTCAAGGGCGTGGTTGCTACACGCTTTGGTGACGGGTCCGCTTCTGCTGCCTCGTAATGGAATGGGCAGGGCCAATTGGCGCTATAGGTGCTGCTCTAATAAGCGGCGTCTTTGCTGTATTGATCACCCGCCTCCGACGAGAAAGCACTGATCAGCACGCTGCCAACCAAGCCAAGTTGGAAGCAATTGGCGACGATGTGGGTGAAGTCAAGATAGATGTACGAGAAGTACGTTCTTCACAAATTCGCCATTTAGAGTGGCATGCAGAGAAATAGTATGATAGAGTTATTACTGGATCGCCGTGAGCCCCCGATGGGCCGGTGGCTGTGAGCCCCTTGGGCCGGTCAGTATCCATCCATTAGGACTTCGCACGCTCCTGATGAGTAACATAGTGGCAGACAGACCCGGAACGTGACGACCGGGAAATTCTGTTTAGTCATCCACCCGTATAGTACCTCCACTATGCGCGATTCGGTAAAGGAGAGACACCATGGTTGAAAATCAGGAATCCAGTATCAAGGATCTGCGAGAGGCAGCGACCCGAGGTCGTCAAGCATCACAGGAACTTGAGTCGGTGAAGCGCGAGATGGCGTTTCTAAAGGCTGGTGTAGATACAGAGTCGAAAGCAGGACAACTTCTGTTCAAGGCTTACGATGGAGATTTGGAAACAGATCTGATTCGTACCGAGGCAGAAGAACTTGGAATTCTCAAAGGCGCAGTAGCGTCAACGGGAGTCTCTGAGGCTGATGAGGCTGCTGACCGTCAGGTTGGTCGCCAACGTCAGGATCTGGTTTCGGATAGCGTTCCACCTGATGAGCAGACAGAGAGTCCATACGACGCAGGCCACCGTGAATTCCAAGAGATGATCAATGCGGGTCGTCCGAAGGAAGATTCCGCAGCACGATTCATCAATACGGTTTTAGAGGCGGCAGGCGGGGCAAACCCTGATCGAAGGGTTATCTCTGAACGCTGATGCCTACATATGTTTACGAGTGTTCTGAGTGTTGCCACCGTTATGAGCGGCGGCATTCGGTAAACGACGAACCGGATACGTGTTGCCCTGAATGCGAAGAGGTTGCTGTAAAGCGAATTCTTCAGGCAGCAAATATTGCGCCTTCGTCTATGCCGTCACGGATGAACAAGGTTCCACCTCCTAAGGCCGATCCGGCTTGGGAACGAGGGATCGCTGGTGAACATAGGCGAGATGGATCGTTTGTTCCGTATCTGGATTCCAACGGCAACCGTATTGGTGTCAAAAAATTTGCCGATAATCGCTCCAAGTATGAGAGACTATTACGGGAAAGAGAACAGAAGAAGACTTCTGTTTGATCCCCATTTACTCATCTAGGAGAAAGACATTATGACTATTGTAGGATTTTCAAGTGCGGCACCCGGCGCGACCTCATATGATTTGGCCGTCGGTGTTAAGATCAATATGGACGAACTCATTTATATGATTTCGCCTATTGATTCACCACTGATCAACGGCATTGGTACTGACGGGCGACAGTTGCTTGCCAGTTCCCCTGTCGATCAGACCACTTTCAAGTGGATGGACGAGGAACTTTTGCTTCCCCGTGCACAGACCACAGATACAGGAGCCGCAGGAGCAGGCACTACGACTATCACAGTCTCAGCCGCCGACTCTTACAAGTTCCAATTAGACGATCTTCTCACCATTGGTGAGGAGGGCGGTATCGCTAACGGTGCTGTGAAAAGGGTTACCGGTATTAACACCACTACAGGTGTTATTACTGTAGTTGATTGGCAGAACGGGTCAGTTTGGCCCGCCACAACGTCCCATGCCACAACGGGTCAGGACACAGTTATTTGTGTCGGCTCTGCATTGCCTGAAGGTTCAGATCCGGGTGATTTCCGGGCGGCTGACCGGACGATCCGCGAAAACTATACGCAGATCTTTGGACCCACAAAGGTTCAGATGTCTCGTACAGAGCAGCAGATCACCCGGTATGGCGTGAGCGATGAGTTTGCAAAGCAGTTGTATGGTCGTTCCGTTGAGAACGTCATCACCCGTGAGCAGGCGTACCTTTATGGCAAGCCTTACGATGATACTTCAAACAAGCGCCGGTCAACCGGTGGCTTGATGAACTTCATCACCACCAATACGGATGCGACCAACACTAGTTTGGACGTAGCCGAGTTGCAGACGTTGATGCAGAAATGCTATAACGCAGGCGGTGTTCCCGATCTTCTGATCGCTAACCCGGCTACGTTCGCAGATCTGAACGCCGTCGAATCTAGCAGCCGGGTACGTACTGTCATTGATGATCCGCGCCGTGGCCGTGTGCCTGTTACCTCTGTGTTCCATGAGTTTGGTGAGACACAGATGGTACGGAACCGTTGGTGCCATTCTGAGACTGCTTTTGTAGTCAAAAAGGACAATGTCCAGCGTCGGGTCATGCAGCCCCTCATAGTTGAGGCGCTTGCTAAGACAGGTGACTCCGATTCGGTCATGCTTCTGTGTGAGGAAGGGCTTCAGGTGAAGGGTGAGTCTCATATGGCGAGGTTCACTAACCTGACTGATTACACGGATACACCGTAGTAGTTGCGTAAGGTAGGGGGGCGGGGTATTCCCCCGTCCCCTTTCCTTGCTGTATAGTAAGAGCATGAGCCGCACGTACCTGTTTGATGGAGGGCTAGATGCCTACCTTGGGTGACCTTGTTGTTAAAACGAAACGGTTGTTACATAGCAACACACGCACTGAATTAGATAAACTCAATGGTGCCGCTGGAACGAGTGGAACTATCACCGTTGAACATCAGGCTCCGGGTATCAGAGCAGGTTCGTATCTATCAATTGGTAGCCCAACGCAGGGCTATGAAACTATATATGTTTACTCTCGGTCGGGTGCAACTGTTACAGTTGAGCGTGGGATGGATGGGTCGTCTGCATTTAACTTTGCTGACGACACATTAGTTGAGGTAGAGCCACGGTTCACTGGGCATCAGATCGTTGAGGCTGTTAAGGATGCGATCCATGCGTTACCTGAGAACCTGTTCGCTGTCGCTACCGGCAGCGCATCGTTCGCTGCAACAGATGACAGGTCGGTATCAATCACACTCTCCAATGGATTCACTCGGATCTTGAATGCTGTTCGTACTGCTAGGGATAGCGAAGATAGGAAACTGAGCGTCAATGTTAGTGTCCGCGAATACGGTGGTAGTTATTATCTGATTCTTCAGGAGTTTGTAGAGAAGGCAATCACTGTCGAATACACCTACGCCCACCCGTTCGTAACAACAGGGATAGATGACGCTACGCTCGCTACCTCTATCGGCACACAGATAACTACTGGTGGCTCAAACCCTGTGTTGATGGATACGTCGATGGTTGACATCCCCTGCCTAGCAGCAGCATCGGCACTGATGATGGCCGACGAATCTCTACGCTCCGACACACACGCTATGGGTGCGTCAAGAGACGAGGGAGTGGTTGCTTCCGGCGACAGGATCCGACAGTCGATGGTGCTTCGTCAGAAGTATGAGCAGCGTGTGTCTGAAGAGGCCCGCAGGTTGATGGCTAAGTGGGGCATTAGGGATCAGAGCGCCACTCCGTCTATATTCCCGACAGCCTGATGGCTGTTCGAGACTCGCTGCCGGTTACGATTGGGGCACGTAAGTATAACGTTGACCTTGCAGGTCTGGCGAGATCTACTATTGATCCGATTAGGCAGGGGTTTGATACGCAGGGTACGCCGGGTGAGCAGTCGTTGAATCAGGCTGGTGTGTGGAAGCGGTCGCGGAACAATTGGGATTTGGGTGCGGGTCAGCGTGAGGCTGACACTGATGAGGCTAACAATCGTAGGTTTTATACATCGACGGGTGTTGATGTATGGACCCGTAACGAAGTGACATTGTTGAAGACAACTGCACGAACTCTGAGTTCCGGTACGACTAAACTTTTCTTGACTACTGCCACAGTTGGCAGCACCCATTATGTTTATACTCTTGCTGATAACGATGTGTGGTATTCAACAAATAATGGTGGTACGTGGACAGAGATTAACGAACCTGCTGGTGCTGGTGTGATAGACGTTCTTGCTAGTGATGGTGCGAATATCTATGTTGCGTCATCTGTCGGATCCGGTGAGGTTCAAAGGATCAATGGAGCGACTGTTCCTACTAGCACAGCGAACACGGACTATTGGGTAATAGATGATGTGGATGGTTTGTGGGTAGCGAACGGTTATCTGATCGCATCTGTTGGCCCTCGTTTAACTGTATTGGCACCGGGATCTGCTCCATCAACTACCCATGATATTGCAGGGGCTTCATTCAGTCAGATAGATACTTGGAAATCTGTTGTCAGTACCCCTGCTGGTATCTATGCAGCAGGCACCAAGGGTAACACTTCCCGAATCTTCTATATTGGGATCAACGACTCTACTATTTCTGCGGATCTTCTACCTCCTATTATCGCAGCGGAACTACCACAAGGTGAGACAATCAACGTTCTCTCCTATTACGGTGGCCTTCTTTGCATCGGAACCAGCAAGGGTATCCGGCTCGGGATGATTAGCGGAAACGGATACGTTACCTATGGGCCACGTATCGATATCAAAGACCACGACGGAAACTTTGTAGGGACTTCGTGCTTTGAACCACAAGGGGAATTCATTTGGTTTGGATGGACTGACTATGCTGCTACTACGACAGGGCTAGGCAGGTTGGCTTTATCAGAGTTTACTTCGTCGCTTGTTCCAGCATATGCAAGTGATCTAATGACAACAGCAACAGTGCAGGGGGCTGTTCAAGGGGTTGTGGTTACTAACGACAACCGTTTGGTGTTCTCGGTTAGCGGCAATGGGGTGTGGCAGGAACACGCATCTGACTATGTGGCGACAGGTAACGTCGATTCGGGTCGGGTTAGGTGGGGAACAACTGAGAAGAAGGCTATCGTTTCCGGTGACCTACACCATAGCGAACTGGCAGCAAGTGAGACAGTTGCACTTACAATTATCTCTGACGATGAAAGCACAACACAGAAAGTGGCAACATCTGGTGATGTAGGTGCTTCAGGGGTTGGGATATTCGGGGTTACTACACCCGTGAGTGGTGAATATGTTTCGGCTTTTGTAGAACTGACTGGTCCCGGTGGAACAACTCCGATCTTGAGACGTTGGACGGTTCGCGCAATCCCAATGCCATTCGTTTCAGAAGTAATCAAAGTACCTATCATGCTGTCAACCTACACAGACTGGGACAACCGGCACGTATACCACGACACTTACGACGACTACGCCTACCTTAAAGGACTGATGGAAGGGCGGACTTTGGTTGATTTCAAAATAGGGGAAGAGCCTACGTTGACGACGTATGTGGCAGGTGTGTCATACGATGAGGGGAGTTTAACAGAGTGGACTGATGATCGTCAGTGGTTTGAAGGGATCTTGACGGTTCAGTTGGTGACGGTGCAGACATGACCGAACCAATCATGGAGCCTCCGTTTTCGTTGCCTAGTGTTGTGCATCCTCAACAGGTGCTGGATGTCGGTTCGTTTAGGAAGTCAGCCAACTTTGTGAAGGGGAGTGCTGGTTGGAAGTTGGATGGTGACGGCAAAGTCCATATTTACGGATTGGAGGCGTCGCTTGTTATTAATGATACGTCTGATACGTCTTGTTTCGTTGCGTTGTTTGAGGCTGCGACGGGGAATCTGGTACCGAAGACTGATGCCGGGTTAACATACAATGCGGGTACGGGTGTTCTGACCGCAACCGGGTTCTCTGGGACTTCGGCCACGATCACTGGTGATCTGATAGTTGATACGTCCACACTCAAGGTGGATGCAACAAATAATCGTGTCGGTATCGGCACCACCGCACCCGTAACACCGTTGCATATCGCTGTGGCGAATGACACTGAAGCACTCCGCATAAGCGGCGCTGGTGGTAGCGGTAGCGTGACGGGTGCTGCCTATCTCGGCTTCAATCACTGGTCTACGGGAACACACCCGTCGGCTCGCATTGGCGTCATTGAAACGGATGCGGCTGACTATGACGCCAGTCTGGTGTTCCAAACTCGGAGCAGCGACAACGATTCTGTTCCCGTGACCCGTATGACAATCTCTGAAGCGGGCAAGGTCGGTATCGGCACCGCTAGTCCGGGGTCCAAACTGGAGGTATACCACAACGCTGCCAGTGAGCATGTGGCGGTCTTTGACCAAGACCATGCCACTGGGGAGGGCGTCAAGATCACGGGCGACATGGCCGGGGCTCAGGCTATGCTTCTTATTGAATCTGTTGACAGCGTAACAACGCCCAACGCACCCGAAATATTTAGGATCAACGCAAATGGTATGATCGGTATGGGCACTGCTAGCCCTGCTGATAAGATTCATATGGTCACTACTACTGGTGACTGTTTATTGAGGACCTATAATCAGGTGTCTGGTCTTCTTGTCGGGTCCAGTTCTCCGGGTGCGATAGTCCAGACAACTGGTGCTGTTCCTCTTTCACTTGGCACTGCTGGTGTGGATCGGATGACGATTACGTCGACGGGCGTCGGTATCGGCATCGGAACGCCTGCATACAAGTTGGATGTGGACGGCGACATCAACTACACGGGCGGCAGCAGCATCTACTACGACACAGCCGACGCGGCTAATTCGGTTGCTTTCCGAATCGACGCTGGTAATCAGGATGTATCCATCTTCCGGGTTTCCACTGACTCATGGTCAACCTCTGTCGACTACGGGGCGACCCTGAAATACATGGGAACGAGGACAGGCAACAACAACAGTCTGTCCATTTTCATGGACAACCAAATAGGCACTCCGGTCGAAGCCATGACGATTTTGCAAGACGGCAAGGTCGGTATCGGCACCGCCAGCCCGACTCAATCGTTAGAGGTCAACGGACTAATCGTCGCAGGCAACACGACCGATGCTGTTGACATGGGGCTGGTTGGTGGGGCAGCCACCATCAGGGGAATCAACGCTGGGTTGAGTGCCTACAACGACCTGTCGATTCGGTGTACCGCTGCGGCACAGTTGTATCTGGCTACGTCGGGCAACGTCGGTATCGGAACCAGCGGTGCTACCTATCCGCTTACGGTTGGCGGTGAAACAGGTGTTGTCGTGGGGGGTTACACGTCGATGGGTCGCACCAAATCAGGGGCCATGTCGATCTTCGGCCACAACGTCCATGTGAACTCGGCGGTCAACAATCAGGTGTTGTCTACTAACTCTGGCTATTACGGCCAGATGATCAAGATGTATTACAATGAGGGGATCACGTTCCATGTCGTGAACGCAACGGTGACAGCAGGCAATGCGTTCTACACGGGTGGTGGTACGACGAATGAAGTTATGCGGATCACCAATGCGGGTCTTGTCGGCATCGGCACCGCTACTCCGAACAACACCCTTGATGTGATCGGTGACCTGTTCGTCGGGGACACCTCCCGTAACTACACCGGCCACGCCCAGTACGGCGGTCTGTGTTTCCCCCGTGGCGAGATTCTGTTCTCGAACACGAACGGACAGAACCAAATGTATTTCTGCTCGAACTTGACGATGACCGCCACCGGTGGATTCGTTGCGATCAACACGGGAATGTCGGCGTTTATGGCTGCTGACAATGGAACAATCAATATAGGCACGGCACCGTCGGCGTCGGCGGGGGCTGGACCGTCGTTTACGACTCGCCTCTCTATTGCGAACACAGGGCTGGTTTCTGTCGGGGCAATGTCCAAGACTTCAGGCACGTTCGACATTCCCCACCCGACGAGGGGCGGCGACTGGCGGCTCCGTCAC